AGTTCTTTCTTTGGATCAATCTTTCTATGTTGCGTTTTGGTTGGTTCGCCTTTCTTTTCAGCGACTTGACCATTGGTTGTGCCTTCTGGTAAACCCATTTTTTGAGCCATAACTGGGTCGAAAGTTTCATCTTTCTTAGCAAGTAATGATTCGTAGTATTGCATTTCATCTTGAAGTTCAGCATCTGTAAGGTCATAGATGTAATAACTTTCAGGATAATAGTGCTTATAGAATTGAAGTCTGATTTTGGCGCATTCCACGAGGAATCTCCAATAACGGTTTTGTAAGGCTTCAATCTTTTTATTTCTTTGTTCTTCTAAGATTTGTAACGCATATGCGGTAACATCTTTTAAGTTAGAAGAAGAATCAACTAATTCGTTTGTGCCAGTAATCATCTTTGTAATATCGATGATAGTGGACACATAATTCATGACTTGAGCATTTAATTGATCGCCTTCAAGTCTCTTGATACCAAAGTTATTGCCTGGAGTGTAATCAGTGAATACTCCGCCAGGTTGACCAGTCCAAGTTTGTCCGTTAGCGGCACCTTCTTTCATAATGATGGTAGCCCAAGCGGTATCTTGAATTTCCTTTGCGACCATTGCGGTCATAAAGTTGACTAACTTTTGGTTATCATAGACATCTTCGACAACGCTACGTCCATATAAGCAATTTCTTCTTCTACAAAGAACAAGAATGCTAATTGGATAATACATCATCTTGTCTTTAGCTCTTGCGTGGTCTTCCTCGCTAGCAGCCTCAAGTTTTTCATCTTGGAAATTAGGTACTTCTGGATCAATTTCCCAGATTTCGTCATCATCAGGAGCGTAACCTAACTCTTCATACTCAGGTTTTCTCTTTAATTTCTTAATGGTGATATCTGGATTGAGTGGCATTGGTTCAGTGAGTTGAACGTATTTAGTGGAACGAGTCCAATAAACTTCACCATCAATACGGAAGAATCTTGTATATAAGGTGACAGCGCCAGTTTCGAAGTCGCTATCATCTTGGTCATATTTTGTTTTTTGGTCTAAATAATCATCAGGAACGATAGAAGCAATGATTTCTTTATAGTTTTTCATCTTCTTATCGACTGTTGCTCTAACAGCTTTTACCTCTGCTCTATGTCTAAAACCGAGGTATTTTTGTCTTTGAACGTCTCTCAAACGAGGATTAGAACAGAAGAAGTCTTCTAAAGCGATAACATCAACACCTAAAGAGCCCTTATTATTGCCCTTAAATGTGAGAATATCGTCACTCCAGTAGTGGTATAAGAGAGATGTTGATGCAACTTCAGCATCAAGCACTAAATCATCCTTCTTTTCTTCCATTCCAATGGCTTTTTGGACGTATTCATCAAACTTTTTCAAGCCATCAGTCGATAAATTTTTATCAAAACAAGTAAAGTTAAGCGTGACAGTAGTGCCTAAAATGGTCGCGTGTTGGCTATCAACAACCCAAGAAGTGATGTTTTCCGTTGCTCTAGGGAGTTCAGGATCATAATTCTCTGGTGTTTGACGACCTTCATACATAGCCCACCATTCAGGAATGCAAGCCTCATAGCCCTTTTTCTCCATATATTGTCTATGGCGTTCAAAACACTCATAGTCAAAGGAACTGGACTTTTTAAGCTGTTCAGCACTAGCCTTTGGATATCTTTCTTTTTTTTGATTAGAAGCTTTCATCTATCGTCCTTCCTGTGAATGTGAATTTTGGTTTACTGCCGCTCCCATTAGAGGCGGTGCTTTTTTGAATATTGACTGCAATTTGGTTCATTTGAGACCTAATGAGTTCTTCGTGAGCCTTATGTTTTTGCTCAATCTCGTTAGAGAAGGCTAAGAACTTGCCATCATATTCTTTTTTGAGATTCTCGTTCTCTTCACGAAGAGTTTTAACTTCTTCGTGTAATGAGATATTTGCCTCTTTTTAGTCCTCAACCTCTTTGGAGAGTTTTGGATAATCAATACCGAGGATTGAGAATAAACGTTCAAGTTTTTTAACTTCTTTCTCCTCTTTTCGAGTGATTACGACACGGTTGATTTGTTCCATATACTTCTCCTATTTGCGGTCTTAGGTTTATCAGTGCGAAGTTGCCAAGGCAATTCAGCCTGTTTAGCAACCTCTTTATTCACCGCGGTAGTTTGTTGGTTGGTACTCGCGGCGGTTAATGCGATTGCGAGAGCCATGACTTTGTCATCGTGACACCCTTGTAATGCCCCCATAATGTAGTGACCAGTCTTTCCAATATCTAGCACTACGAAGGTTTGCATTTCTTGAAGAGTGCCGACATCAACGATTTCTTCAGGTTTTTCTCTAAAGAGAGCCTTCAAACCGTTAATCATGTCCTCTTTGTTAGAGCCTTGAGTGGAAATACCATATTTACTCAAGACATCTTCTTCATAACCTTGTTGGTCTTGCCCCACAAATATCTTCCTATAACCACATTTGGCTAAGGTTTTATTCGTGGACTGACCGCGGTTATTTTCTACCGCTATAAGCGCGGTATTGTAGTATGTGCCTAAGCAGTACATATAGATACCGAGTTCATCAGGATCCATATTTTGCTTTTCAAACACAGCTACTTGCTTACGACATTTCCCATCGTGACGTATCACTTGAGCGATATTGAAGTCTTCGCCGTGGATACTTGAAGGGTCAACCCCGATAACATATGGATATCCAGGGAATCGATCTTCGTAGATGGTGATGTCTCCGCCTGGGTCTTCAACGAATTTAACATCGGTTACTGACATCCTGCGATTATCCGCGGATGTAACCATTTTGTATTCGAAGCGACCGCGTTTTTTATATGTGACATCCCTATGTACCTCTTCAACCCTTTTTTGGACTTTCATCGCATTGAAGATTGAATAACCAGTAGTAAGGAAAGCCTCATCTGGGTAAGTTGGGTTTTCTTGGTGGAACATTTCGAGACCCATAGAATCAATCTGCGCTCTTCTCCACATCAGCCCTTCAACGGTCATTCCGTCACTTTCATACTCTTTGAGTAAGGCAACTTCATCACCATAATCACCGAACCTTTGTAATTCTTCTCCGTGATAAGGCATCTTGTACTTATCGTTTCGATACCAAGGCTCAAACCAGCCTTTTAGAGAAGAACTTTTCCCGCTATAAGCGTTGATAAACAAATCTCGGTAGAAGTTCATGCCTTTCGCGGTACTTTCGATAAAAAGCATCGCATCAGGAGAGAGAGGAACAGCAGAGTTAAGTGATGCCATAGCCTCTTGTTGCTTTTTCCACATCGCGAACTCTGAAGCGTGTGCCGCTCTAAGAGTCGCACCTCTAGCCAAGTCATCTGACACAGTTTCGACTGAAACAGTAGATTCGTTGGTGGTGGAGAGCATATTGCCCTTTCGACCAACCGATTGTGTCGGCTTTATCTCGTCAGGAAGATGATCGTAGAACCTTTGATACATTTCGAAGATTCTCTTCGTGTGGTCATCTTTATCCGAGATAACTAATGACTCTCTATATGGCGAATATATCGTCATTGCGAAGATAACCGCCGCTATAAGAGTGGAAATCCCAATTTGTCTAGCCTTTAGCACTATGTACCTAATTGGACGATAATGCTTCCAGTCATCCTCAATTTGAAGATAAAACCTCAATTGCTGCGGATTTAACTGGAACTTGATGAGTGGAGTATCATCAACCTCCCCATCTAAGATTTCCGCCATCAAATTCTTTGGCTTCGGTCTTATGTAGAGGAAATTTTGAATAAAATCCAGGACTCTAATCTCATGCGGTCTACCTAGTGAATCAGGCACGACCACCGAGAAATTTCTAGTTTTCTCCATCCTTCTTTATAGACAAATCTGCGAGGAACTTATCAATTGGCTTACCGCCCGACTTAACATCAATTTCTTTAGGAGCAGCGAGTCCAGCAAGCTCATACAACGCCTTTGTATTCTGAGGTGTAGGATTTGCCATAACAAAAGCCGCGGTTTTCATATCGATGATATCCTTCGGTGAAAGTTCCAACCCGTCCTCAGTAGTGAAAGTACCAGTAAGTAACTTCGCTAAACCTTGACGAGCAGCCTCTGGATCATACTTGTTACCGCTCTTCTTGCCATTAAGAAAAACCTTCCTTTCGGATTCAGGCATCAAATCGATAAAGATGTTATCAACAGTCTTTTCCATAGAGTTCCTCACCACTAAAATACTCAAAAATAAACTTAAAAACTTTCCTCAAATATTCCCTAAATTCCTAAAGTAATCCTGAAAAGCAATGAAACACCTTGTTTTTTCCAAAATTTTATTTTTCGAAAATCGATTTCACACGAATACACGACACGAAAATATATAGAAAAAGGATTCACCCGAGCGAAATATGAAGAAATGAAACCCTGTGAAAAGGGATGAATTTTTGGAATTTGGGTGTGGAGGGCATGATGTATATATAACGCACCCCCACATAAAAGGGGGACTAGGGGAGGGGTACTTGCTGCCCTATGTTCTGTCATACATACCCACTCTTTAGAGTGAAACCCTATGGTTTAGTTCATACAAACTGCTCCAATACTACCCTTTACCTTTAGGTAATAGACTACTCACTTTTATCTCAAACCAGTGTTTTCACGTTATTAACCGAGCTTCTAAAGGGCATCACTTAATCGATCTTGATTGCTTGAAACCTCGTGAAAAATGGGGTCGTGTACTTAAGAGCATAATGCTTAAACATGATACGCTTTTCACCCCATTTCACTCTCTCTTGGTAATTCTCGCCGTTTTTCGTTTCTTCTTTTGGGTCTTGTCTACAAAAAGGGTAAAGCAAGTATCAACCTAAAAACTCATACACTTATATACACTCAAGTTATGTATATCACATACCTACGAATACTTAAGCGACATACATATAAGCGTATATATAACGCGAGAGGTTCGGCTTGTTGATTGGTGGAAAAGTCTGGGCTAATTGTGGAAAACTCTTGGAGATTATCTATAATCTCTTTTTAATGGTGGGATTTAGAAATGCTAAAGATTTCTAGTTAGTTTATTAACTTATGTCATTCTCTTCTAATTTCACTATTGAAATTGAAGATAATAACATTTTTAGGCGATTTGAGGCGTTTTTGGGTGTTTTTGAGTATTTCATCGAGCCGAGAAACTCTCAAAGTCTTTCATTTTAACGAAGAGAGTTGGTTTTTCCTGTGATTAACAGGCAAAACCTAAAGAATGAAAGAACATCAAGCATAAGAAAGCAAGAAGCCGATTTCTGGGCTTTTCTTGTTCTCGTTTTTGGTCGTGTTCTTGGGCTTTGGTGTTCGTTGTGTTGTTATCCAGGCATTTATAAAAATCTTCTCGCACCATATTTTTCGAATTTCTCCTAAGCATAATGCGATCGGAAACACGAATATTTCCTGCATGGATTTAGGTTGTTTTTGGCTTTACTAAAGTAAGAGGGATTTTGTGGGATTTTATTTCGTAGAAATAGGGTAGTGATAGCACTATGCTATAATATAGGTGCTTCAAAAATGAGGCGAGCCGAAGAACGGCGAAAGGAAAAACGAAAATGACAAACGAAAGAATGAACGAATTATTTGACAGCAAGAACAGCAATTTTGCTGTTTGTGTTGGCTCTTGGAAAGCATACAACGAGTGCAACTCTCACTCATTAGGTACATGCTGGCAAGGACACTACTACATCGACTTTGAAAAACTCCAAGGCTCCGAAGAACTCTACGAAGTCCTCACATACTTAGGCTGGAGCAAGCTCGAGCAGGAAGAATTATTTGTGCAAGACTACGAGGGCGAAGAACTCGTGCCAAGTGGTCATTGTGATTACACCAACCCAGCAGACCTTGCAGATGCGTTATACGAGAACGACGTGGACTTGAGCAGAGATGCAGTCAAGCTCGCAGCTATCATGAATTACGCCTCTTGCTCACTCGAAGAAGCAATCGAAAAAGCCGATGATTACGGCTTCTACGAAGACATGACCGCAGAAGAGTACGAAGAGCAAATGATAACAGAATGTTATCCTGACTTCGATTTCGACAAACTCGGTTGGTTAGGTAATTACGTGAGTATCGACTATGAGGCGATGGCTCGCGATGATGACAGCATATACGAAACAAACGGTGGTCTCTTGGTTGCCTATTAAGGCAGCCTCACCCACCAACGGAGGAATTACACATGACATTCACACAAACTCTTGCTTTAGCAAAGCAACACAACATTGACATTCTCGACCTCGATGTCGCTTATGAGGTCGCATGCATCTTCGGTGAAGAGCATGAACGCTACGAGGATATATGCAAGGCTGTATATAACTTGTACATGAAGACCGACAGAATGAGCATTAACTGCCTCGCTTGTGCATTACAACAATGCATAGACGAAGGTGAAGCTACACTCGATGGCGTTCTCGCTTGGGAAGAAGACTTTAACACAGTCGTTGAGTGGGCTTGCTCGCTTGATTTATAAGCCACAGGAGGATTTGAACATGGCAACCAAGAAACAAGAAACCCAATTAAACAGACTTTTGGACAAAATTAAGTCTTTAGACTTAACACAAGACGAAATTAACTACATGAACATGAGAGGGTTCTTGTACAGCGTCGGAAGAATTAACATTCTTCAATGCGTCGCAATCATGACAGACTTATGCCTCTC